TTCTACGCTATCTTCTCCAACTACACCATACTTGAACAAGGTCCTTCACCGTATAAGCATGATCACTTCCCATGCGCTTTGTACGGGGCGTATAAGAACGAAAACGAGAATCGCTGGTTCAGTGTTATTTCTATGATGAAAGACCCGCAACGATCTCGAAATACCATGAGGCGGCAGCTTATCCACTTACTACAAACTGCTCCAAAGGGTATCTTGATGCACGAGATCGGTGCGTTGCTTAACCCTGGCGCGTATGATACTGATTCAAGTAAACCGAACTTCCGCCTTGAAGTCAACAAGGGCGCATTTGATAAGGTGAAGTTTACTGAGAATCCGCAGATTTCTCCGATATACCAAATGCTTGATGGAGTCTTTGAGAATGATATTAAGGAGACATCTGGCGTAACCCACGACTTGATGGGTGTTGAGAAGTCTTCGCGCGAAGCTGGTCTTACTGTGCGTATGAGGCAGCAAGCTGGCATCGCGGTCCTCTACATGCTCTTCGATAATTTCAGAAAGTCGAGGATTCGTGGTGGTGAGATTCTCTTAAGTATGATTCAGCAGTACATCACTTACGAAGACATGATTAGGATTGAAGGGCCACAGGGTGATTATCTGATGAAGGTCAACACTCAGATGAACCCGCAAGTTCAGGGCTTCAATGACTTGTCGGCATACGAGTATGATCTGAGAGTTGACGAAGCAGTTGACACAACCACTATGCGAATGGCGGTTGCTGAGATGTTGACGGATTTCAGCCAGAACAACCCTGGCGTTATCCCTCCAGATATTATCATGGAGTATTCGGATTTACCACTGAGTGTAAGAACCAAGGTTATGCAGTACCATGCTCAGCAGCAGGAACGGGAAGAAAGAATGCTTGCTGCTGAACTTCAGACAAGGAGAGAAGAGCACGCTACAAAAGCCCTAGCTGACACGGCCGTAGCTCGGATTAGGGATCGTGCTCAAAAACTTAAAGCGCAGAGCGCAAAAGGAGGCAAGTGATGGCTAATTTATTGGACGTGCTGGAGATGGACGATGGGACTCGTGAACTTCTTGAAGCAACTGGACAGATCGAAGTCAAGGAAGATGCCGGTGGTGGATCTCCTGATGGATCGAAGAGTGGAGAGCAAACGACAGGTGAAACGGGCACTAACACTGGAGGCGACGGCGACGAAGCAAGTAAAAAAGCAGCTGAAGATGCTGCCGCTGCTGAAGCTGCTGCTGCCGCTGCAACTGCCAAAGTCGGTGCCGACGGTGCTCTTGGAGACGCGAAGAAAACAATCGAGGAGATAATCGCTGATGCGACGGATGAGCTTAAGAGTCAGCTTCGTGAGCTTGATGGGCGGTTCGGTACGCTTCAACGTCAGTATGATCGGAGTCAGAAGCTTCTCAAAGATGCGAACATCATCACGGAAGATACTATACAGCAGGAAAAAGCTGACACTGAAGCCTATAAAGCTCGCGATAATTATCTCGGCGAGTTACTTGAAGTTATGAGAGTCTCGCCGAAATATGAAGACATTGATCAGGTGGTGAGCCAGAATAACTTCGACGACATGATCGAGATCATGGCTAAGGCCATCTGTGAGGGCGACTCGACACTCACCGTAACTGACGTGAGACAGGGACTGAAAGAGGAGATATGGGCCAAGCCCAATCCTTATCGCTTCATGTACGAAACAATTAAGACATATCACCCGAAGTATCGTGAAGCAACTGGAACAACTGACAAGGGAACGGCCAAACCTGATGCGGCTGGTTCTACGACAACGGAGGGTGAGAAGAAAGATGAAAGTGCTGGGAAGACCGCGACCCAGGTGGTAAAGGATGCAGCAACAAGTCTACAGGATGTCGGTGGCGCTGGAGCAGTTCAAGATGCGGTATGGACGGCAGCGAAGATCGACGCACTTCCTGAGGACGAGATAGGTAAAGTCCCAGAGCTTATCTGGAATCAGTATATGCTCGGGACACTCAAGTAAAAAGGAGGAAGTGCAATGGCACACGAAGTACTGTTCGCAACAAATGATGGACTTACTCGGAAGAAGTGGGCAAAGGATCTCTTTCGGGTTCTGCTTCCGGCTGTCGAATTCAATGACTTGGTTGGCACCGGAAGTAACGCAATCATCGAGATGAAGACCGAGCTGGCCAAGGGCGAAGGCGACCAGATTAAGTTTGGTATCCGCCTGCCATTGAAACAGAAAGGTATCGTCGGCTCGAAGACGGTGGAAGGGAACGAGGAAAAGATGCGCTTCCGGAACTTCTACGTCACCATCGAAGAGTTCAACCTTGCAGTTGACACCGGTGGAAGAATGGACGAGCAGCGGATTCCTTACAACCTGCTCCAGGAAGGTAAAACCGGCCTGACAGATCGGTGGGGTGAATTGCTCAGCGATTACGTTATCAACAACCTCGCAGGCAACTCAGCGTTTCGGATGGGTGAGGATAACGAAGTCTTCGCTATGTCAATCTCCGAGCCTGATACGTACCACAAGATGACCGTGAACGAAGTTGCTGAGGCGTCCATGACGGCTGCCGATGTTGCCGACCTCACCTTCCTCGACGCCATGAAGCAGCGGGCTGAGACGATGAATCTCTACGGTGAGAAGTATTACAAGATCCGGCCCATTACGATCAACGGTAAACCTTACTACCGCGTTATCCTGCACAACTACGCCTTCGATAGGCTCAGACAGAATTACAACGCTGGGCAGTGGGGAGACTACGTGAGAAACGCCAGGGCGCTTGGTGCTCCTCCGCAGGTCGAGATCGAGTACAACGGTATGCTTATCTCGAAGTCCGAGAGAATCCCTGCAATTACCACAAACGTCTACCGCAATCTTCTCCTGGGCGCTCAGGCAGGCGTATGGGCGTGGGGTGGTGCTGGTGAGTCCAAGTCGACAACCCTTGCTTTCGTCCCGTATGAAAAGGACGCGAAGCGGTACGTCATGGTCAGAGGCGGTGGTATCTTCGGCATGACCAAGACACGGTTTGAGTCAGTTGACACGAACGTAATCGTCGGCTGCTCTTACGCAACAAGACTTCAGCCGTAAGCTGAGTGTATAGGAGGCCAGAAACATGGCAACACTTGTTGATAAATCAAGATATCGGATGAGTGATATCGGCTACATGATGAAGAGCGTAACTCTGATCGCGCCTGATGATGGCTATTACGGCCTGATTCGTGTGCCTCAGTACGCTTTCATTACTGACGTGTGGCTGGATATCTCAGTGGCATACGTGGGTGGGGCGCCTTCGCTCTCAATCGGCTGGCTTGGTAACGGTGAGACGGCAGTGGTAGATGGCTTTATCACTTCCTCTATCGCCAAGCCGCTAGAAACCGGCATTAAGTACAGTGTTCACGATACGGCAACTTCGGATCGATCAAAGTATTTCGGGACGAAGGGCGGCCTGATCACTTGTACAATCGCCGCAGGTGGTGCAACGACAGAAGGAACATTCTGCGTCTTCTGCCAGTACTACCTGATCCAGTAGCATACAACAAATTCCAAGGAGGAATTAACAATGGCAACAGTAACTGCACTTGATTACAGAAAAACCGATCTCAGGAAGAATGTCCTGTTCAATCCGTACTGGATTTCTTCCAACGAAGTCATTGGTGACGACGCCGAGGATCTGGCATCCATCCTGTTCAGCTTTCCGGCGAGCCAGGGGACGGTACTTGTCCACGAGATATGCGTTCAGATTACAACCGTCTTTACCGTCGATGCCGGTGCTGCAGTCGGTACACTCGGTGTCGGTACGCTGGCAACGGATGCGGTAACGACTGGTGGTGATGTGACCACAGTTGACGTCGATGATTACATTGTAACCGCTGATATTACCTTCGGAACTGCTGGCTACTACTGGCCGACCAACGGTTCAGACTTCTTGACCGCGAAGGCGGCTGGTACGATCAGCGGCCCAGTCGTTATTGTCGGAGCCGACGCGACCGTACCTGCGATTGTCATTTACTTGAGCAATGCAGGCGGCGTGATTTCCACCGGCAAGTGTAAGGTACACGCGCTGATTTCGCATCTGCCCGGCGGCGCTTGGTAAGCGAGGAACATAGATAATTCATTTTTTGAACTATCTCGGAGGTGTGTAGTGAATTATGAGGAGCTCCAACAAGAAGTCTTGTTGAAATTGAAGGATGAGTCGAGTGAGATTTTGGTCCGCATACCCGACCTCGTAAATGACGCTATTGGCTTAATTTGCGAAGACGTTGACCTCCCTGCTCTCAAGACACTTGGCTCGATCACAACTGCCCTAGGCGTCGCCTATACTGCTATGCCCAGCAATTCGACTGGTAGATTGTTGTATGCTGGAACGTCCGAAGGGCAGTTGATGATCTACAAAGAAGGCTTGGAGGGGCTCCTCAGTTATTACGTAACGCTTGATAATGAAGGGGATCTTGAGGCGATATGCCTCGAAGGGAATGTAGTCTATTATCAGAACATCCCAGCTGAGGAAACCGCCATTACGGTTTTATACCTAAGAGATCCTACGCTATTGGTAAGTAACGTGGACATTCCAACTTACATCCCATTGGTTGCTCACAGAGAAACGATTGTGCCTAAGACTTGCGAATTGGCTTACGGCATCATTGAGTCGAAGATGGGCGACAAGCCGAATACTGATCGTTACTCGGCTGAGTATGAAATGGGAAAGGCAAAACTACTTGCGTGGGTATCGAAGCGTGTTGGACCACGCGAGAAAACAATCTGGGATGTGTAACAATGGCTAAGATGACACCGATTTTCAGGGGCGCATTTGGCCTTAACAACACGGTTGAGTCAACTCGCTTGGCATTTGATGAGAAGACGAGCATGGGCGAGTTGGCAACAGCTTACAACGTAGATGTGGATTCGAGAGGAAGAGTTTCAAGACGTCCTGGCTGGAACAAAGTTGCCTCCTTCTATGGAAGTGATATGTTTTGTGAAGGAGGCGATTGCTTATTTGTAGGTGGTACTTCCCTCTATCAACTGCTGCCTGATTATACAAGGAAAGGATTACGAAGTGGATTGACACCAAATGCACGCTTGTCATGTGCACAGGCTCCTGATCGAATCTTTTACACAAACGGATTCGAGAATGGTTATGTAAGACAAGGAGCTTCTTGGGTATGGCAAGTTGGTGAGTATGTTGGGCCAGACACTTCGCGGACGTTTAGTAATCCGCCGATTGGTCAGTTGGTAGAGTTTTATGCTGGCCGTACGTTCGTGGCTAAGGGAAGACATTTACTATGGAGCGAAGGATTCAACTGGGGCGCATTTGACTTAGCTCGTAATTTTCTCTCGTATGGTACTGATATCACAATGGTTAAGGCCGTCAACGATGGCTTGTTCCTGAGTGATCAGACAACAACTTACTTCATCGGTGGACGTAATCCGAAAGAGTTTGAGCAGATTGTAGTTGCTCCTTACTCGGCTATTCCGTACACGGTAGCTCGAGTGCAGCAAGCATACGTTACCGATAAGAAACGTGGCAAGGTTATCATCTGGGCAACAAATATGGGCTTGTGTGCAGGCTCAGATGGTGGACAGTTTGAGAATGCGACTTTGGGGAAATTGACTTATCCAACCTGCAGTGAAGGAACAGCTGCGGCATTAGCGGATAAGTACATAGTTCTTCTTAGTAGATAGGAGGAATAAGGCTATGGCACTCAAGTACAGTACCTGCCTCAGAAACAAGATGCTTGGTGGTGTGCCAGCGCGTCACGTAGCCACTTATACTGCAACGACGATTGCCGCAGTTGATGGTGGCGCAGGCGCTGACTCATTCACTGATTCGGCAAATGGATTTTTGACTGCCGGATTTTCAGTTGGTGATGCGATTCTTGCCATCGGATTCACTGGTGGCATGGCTAACATCGTTGGTCCCTTTACAATAGTGACGGTTGCTGCTGGAACAATCGAAGTGGCGACAGGCTTGCTTGCCGCTGACGCAGCTNCCGAGTCTGTTACACTTGTCGCGTTGGCTGGTGGTTCGTTGCGCGACGTATTTAAGGATTTCGTGA